AAAGTTAGACAAACAAAAAAGACGCAGAAACCGCGCCTTAATCGTAACATCGTCCGTCGCTATTTTGTCGACTTTTGTTCTGTCAATTTTACTTTAGATTCTGGAACGTAGAACTTCAAAGAGAACTGAATTGCTTCACTTAAAAATGTGTTGCGACTATTCTCTCCACGTTTTTCGTCTATCTCGTTCCACAGATCTTTGTGTAAGTACACGCAGATTCCTTTTTTAGTTTTACTTTCTGGCATCTTCTTCAATTTTTAGTTTCTTCAAATACAAGGCAAGGTCTAACGCTTCTTCGTAAGCGTGTTGAAGCCACTCAGAGCGCGTTAAATCAGTTCGGTCTAACGTTGTACCATACGTCTCCATTCCCTTCAATTCTCGCGCTTCTAATTCGGCAATAACCTGCGTGAGTAAATTACTTTTTTGCATCTGGCTTACTCATCATTGAACCAATCATTAACGCGAGATATATTTTCTCTTTCGCGTTCAAGTCTTTCCGTTGTGAAAGTTCAAGGAGAATGTCGCCTAAAATCTTTCCCTGTTGAAAGTAGGTTGCAAGCGAATTAACAATTTCTCGCTCACGCTCATAAGTCATTTTGAGCGATTCGTATAGTGGTGTATTTTTCATAATTTCTCTATTTCCTGTTTTACTTGTAACCAATAACTATCGGCAAATTCATCGACATCTTTACCTGCTTTTAATATCTCATCTACTGCAACGATTGCACATTGTTTACAATGAATAGGATCTGAGTTAGTGTGCCAAAGAATTTTGTATATCTGTTGAAATATACTATCTGCTTTTTCTTTTGGTGTCATGAAAACAAATGAATCAGTAAAGAAGTAACTAAAGCACTAACCAGACAAAAAATAATTTTTGTATATTTCTTTTCAATTGCTTTTCTACTTTCATAAGAGTATTTTTGATACTCATAAAACTTTTTTCTTGTATAAGGATATTCAATGTTATAGTATTCGCAGTATTCGTGGTCTGTTGCTTTTTCTGTCAGTTTAACTTTTCCATCACCTGCGGAAACAGCTTTGATGTAATCTTCATTTGAAGTGTACAAAGCTTCTATTTCTTCAATTGAATTTTCAATTTCATATTCTGAATCTTTACAATTTGAAGGTTGAGTATAAAAGAATTTATACACTCCATTTTCTGTTTTTGCTACGTTACCAATCATGTTATTTATTTTATTTTAGTTATTATGCTTTAGTTCTTGCTTCCTTTGAATTGGCAGCAGCGTTTTGTAATACTTTGAAGTTGTTTGGAAAATAAGTCATTGCAGCTTTTCTGCTCATGTTAAACCAAAACGTTGCGAAGTCCATGTAATTTTCAAATTTGTATTCGTTGTTGAATTTGTCTGTAAAGTTGTTGTAAGCGTTCATTTTGTTTTTGTTTTTGTTTGTTGAGTACAAATGTATGCTAAACTTTTGAATTACCAAATAAAAACTAAACTTTTTTTTATTATTTTTTCTAAGTTGTTGAAAATGAACTTAAAAACTTTTCTTTTCTCTAACCAACAACATATTGTCCGTAACTTGGATTAAGTTCGAAATACATTCGCATCATTATCGCGTCTGCAACGTCGGGAGAAATACCTTCGCGGTTCTTGATAACGTCCTTCGGGGTTACTTGCAACTTTCCGTCTACGTCTGCGCGGTGTCGTTTAATCATTTCGAGTTCACGAACGATTTGTTCTTTGCGCGTACTGGATAAGATAGTGAGCCGATTCTCTTCTACATACTGAGCCAATTTGTAGTAACATTCGCTTTTCAAATTTTGATATTGTGGGTGTTTGGGTTTAGATCCATTTTGAAATCCTAAGCACTTCAAAAAGTCACAGACTCCTCCGCCCACCCCATCTTCATCCGCGATAATGTTTTGAAGTAATATGTTGTGTTCTTTGGCTACAACGCGAATCTTATTCACGACTTCGTCCAACGCTGCTCTATTCAACTCAATTATGTCGATGATAGTTAGACCTTCCCAAACGCAAATGATTGTCCTGTCCTTTCCAAAACGCGCAATGTCGGCTGTTATGTATTTCTTGCCTTCATTGATTACTTCGTTTCTAAACATTCGAAGCAAGTTCTCCGTGTTAAATAATTTGTCGCTGTCGTCGTCGAATTCCCAATTCCCTTCTAAAAGTCTTTTACGGTCGTATTCTGGAAGTCTTCTAAGAGATTCAATATAAGCAACAGGAAGGAATGGGTTATCCTGCGGTAACGCTTGAACAAAAGCACGGTGTGAAGGTAGTTCGTTCCTGTTGTTCTTAATGTAGAACTCGTTGTACAACCACCCCTTCGAAGGATTGCAGGACAAGAAACCTTTCGGAATTAACCCGAACTCGTTCAACTTAAATCGACAACGTGAGTGAACAATGCTGATCGCCTTTTCAGTTACTTCGGAACATTCGTCAATGAAGTAGTCTGTGATTTCCAACGAACCAAGTGAATTGAAGTTAACGTCCGAAGGGTAAGCGAATAAGTCTTTCAAAACAATTTCGCTTCCGTTGAAGAACTTTATTACATTGGATTGTCCGTTGAAGGTGTAGTGTTTGTTTGCTATCAATCCAAATTCTTCAGCCGTTTCAAAGAACGTATTTAACGTAGTCTTTTTTAACGTGTCTAATTTGCTTCGTCCAATAAGAGAACGCGTCCCTGCGTACTTCAAACGACGCTGTATTTGCCACATACAACCGAACTTCGTCTTCCCACCCCCTGCCGCGCCACCGTATAACAACTGCTCAACCTGTGAATCAGTTGCAAGATAGTTCAATGCTTCAATCTGACGCGGCAGGTATTCGGGTTTGTATGGATTCAAAATAAACTTAATTGAGGTTCACTAACTATTTCTTTCTTCGGTTCAACAACTTCACCAATTGCCATTAACACTCCGTCAAAACGTCCATTGAAGTTTCCTAATTGAAGTGCTTGTGTCAATTCAAACTTTGCCAGTTCACTTGCTTCTTTTGCGGTTGAACAAACATCTTCTTCGTACCAACCAATGGGAGTACAAATCGTCACGTTTGATCCGTGTATTGTCCACGAATGTTTCCAACCAAACTTATTTTTAGCAACAGCATAAGAAGCGTAAATTCCGTCCGCTTTGTAATACATTCCCTCTGGATTCTCACAATGCCCTTCATCGTTCCAATTATACTTTCTCATTGCTTCGACAAATAAAGTTTGTAAAGTTCACGGAAGCCTTCAAAAGAAATTGATTCTTTAAGTAGCTGACGCTTTCTGTCGCTCATTCGTTCAACCATTGGTTTGTTTAGTTGCTGCTCGAAGTAAATAGTCTTTCGTGCCTTCGCTTTACACAACGCGTATTCTTCGTCAGTGAATGTTTCAGCAGTTATACGCTTACTTTCTTCGAGCCATCGCATCATTGACACACCGCGCAATTCTAACGTCGTGTATTTGCCTTGTTTGAAGCTCTCAATATCTTCCTTCAACATTCTTCTCCAACTGTCATCGTTTACCGCCATTTCGTTTTCTTTTATTAGTTCTGCTTTTTCTTCTATTGATTGCGCTATTTCACGCTGAATTTGTAAGTTCGCCTTGTCGCGGTGTGGTTTGTAGTGCGTCAACACGTCGCCAATAAACGACACGCTCAACGCACCGAAGTGTTCGGTTTTCTTTGACAGTTCATTCGCTGCGTTTAGTTCAAAGGCAAGGTTGAAGTGTTCAAACGTAACCCAACGAAAGTGCTTCACAATAAACTCGTGCAGCATTTGCAACAGTTGCGCCTCTGGAAGTGCTATTCCATACATAGCGCACACCTTCGAGCAAAGTTTAACGAACGTAGGAAGATCGTAGTCGGCTACGAACGCGCTTTCACGTTCTGCACGATCAACCCTTTGTGTAATTGTGAGCGTCGTTGTAGATGCGTTGCGCAGCGTCTGAATCGAATTTTCCATTTTTGATTTTAGTGTTTTGGTTTGTTGTTGCGAATGTACTTAAATCCCATTTACGAACCGCAGCCTTCCAGTCTTTCATTGGATTGCGTCCGACCTTCCAACCGTTGGCTTCGTAGTGAGCATGAAATTTCTCGGTAAATGCAAGCGCGTCTTTGTCGCTTAATTTCTCGCAGGCGTAGTCGTAGATTTCAAAGAAATTTGGTTTGACGAACGTAGCCTTCTTTTCTTTTGTTGGTGCTGGAAGGTTTGCTTGTGGAACTGATAAGCGAATAAGTAAGTCGTTTATCTTTTGGTCTTGTTCCTTTATTTGCGCTTCGAGTATTTCGATTCTTTTTTTCAATTGTAGTATTAGCATTGTGTTCCTCCGTAAGTTTCGTTGTAAAAATCTTCAAATTGAATTTCAAATATTTTTCTTAATTTTTCATTGGTAGTAACATTATCTAAAGCAGCTTCTTTCATCTGTTCCTTTTCCATTTGCAGTTTGTTGTACGCTAAATTAATGCAGTCGTTCAGTGCATTTTTAGGGTTGACATAAGGTTGGTCAAGTAAGGATTTCATTTCATTAATTAGTTGTTCAACCGCAGTTTTTTTCTTTTCCATAGTTATTTAGTTTTTAGTTTCTTTCCATTTAGGCATTTCATACCAAACTTTTTCTAATACAGGAATTTCAATATTATCCATATAAATTTTTACTTTACCCAAGTATTTAGGGCTGTCTATGTGACTAACAATATCTACACAATGCTTAGACTCATCACTTGGATTAATAGCACCACCGTATAAATTTCCGTACTTATCCTTGAAGACGCTCATGTACATTGGTTCAACATTGACTTTTGGCTTACCAAAGAGTAATCTCTTAAGAAATCTTTTCATAGTTATTTAGTTTTTAGTTTTGATATTTCAAATTGAACTTCTTTCCAATAATCTCTTTGGCTATCCCACATTTCAAAGTCGTAGTCGTAGCCTTTATTGCAGATGTTGGACTCGTATTCATTTATAATTTGAGTTACTGCTTTCAAAGCACACATTATAGCGTCTTCTGAATCCAAATATTGCTCCGTTGGGTGTCCGTGTAAGTTTTTATAAGCATCTACCAACTCTTCTGCTTTTTCTTTTGGTGTCATAGTTATTTAGTTTTTAGTTTCTCCGTAAGTTTCGTTGTAGTATTGTTCTACATTTGAATGAGCAGTTCTAACATCTAAATCTAATGCTTTATCTAAACATTTTTTTGCAAATGATATTTGCTCCTTCTTGTGCATCGCTTCAGCTTGTTGGAAAATATAATTCAATTCAGAATCTGTGTGTTTTTTGCTTATTATTTTATCAAGTAACCAATAAATGCTAATTTCTTTCTTTTTCATAGTTATTTAGTTTTTAATAAATTTCAATTTTACCCAACCATACAGGTTCTTTAATGTGTGCAGTAATATCTACCACATCTTGACCTTGCTTATGTATAGTACCACCATACTTATTGCCATACTTATCTTGAAATACACTCATTTCAAGTGGCTTACCAAAGAGTAATCTTTTCAGAAATCTTTTCATAGTTATTTAGTTTTTAGTTATGTCAGTCCATTCCCAGCCTAAGCACATCTTCATCATTGTACGATGAAATAAGTTAGGCTTTTTTTCAAACCAAATACACATTCCTGTCTTACTGCCTAAGCAATAAGAGCCTACACATTTAGAAGATGGCTTAAATTCAAGTGCTGGTTGCACTAATTCTGATTCTGTTTTTGTTTTCTTTTCCATAGTAGTTAAGTAAATATAAGTAACGATAACAAGAGCAATTATTGACATCAATGTCATTACTTGAGGATGTGTTATCATTAGTGAACTGAAGAGTAGAATTGCAATTGCGAATGCTACTGATAATAAAAGTGCTTTGATTTTTGACATAATTATTTATTTGATTTAGTTATTACAACATTTACATTTACCTCTACCGGCATGACCTTTCATTTTGTCTTTAGGCATCCATACCCCAATGTAGATTAGAAATAGTATGGGTATGCACATTAGCATACATAATAAAGCATAACCTATTGTTTCCATTTATTTAGTCCCACCCTTCGCCTTTGTAATCGTCCGCGTCTTCTTCGCGTGTACATTCGTAGCAAAGACCGATTTCGTCTTCGAACAGTTCCTGCACGTCGCTGTCGTCCCAGTCACGATATTTTCTGTTGGTTGATTTAATGTCTGCAACTCGTTCTTCAATTAATTCTGAATCGCAATAACGGCAATAGTCGCTCATACATTTTTGATTTTAAGGTTTATTTTAATTTGGCTTTTCTTTTCGCTTCGAGTTCCTTTTGATGCTCGATATGCTCGACAAACTTAGTGAAAAATTTAATAGGTTTAGCATAACCCATCTCATTCATCAATCCACAGATGCGTTCAACGGTTGCCGCGTAGGCTTTGTCGCATTCAATCTGCCACGTTGCTTGTTTGATTCCGTGCATCACGGTTGCGTGATCCTTTCCGTAGTGCTTACCAATTGATTCGAAACTTTGAAAGTAGCAAGGGCGAATTAAAAAGAAAATGATTTGTCGTGCTGTCACTATCTCGCGTCTTCTTGTTGGGGTGTAAAGCATTTGAGACTGAATACCCACAACGCTACACACAACGTCTTCGAGTGCGCTCCAGAATATCTCACGCTCGT